AAAGGTTATATTACCACCAATTGTTGATTCCAATGAAATATTTAAATCTATTTCTGGAATAAGTTTTATATTTAAAGCAAATTGTGGTTGAAATATTGGAAGAATTTGTTCTAAGATTTGTGTCATATCATCCATTCTTCTTGTCATTATAAATAAACTATAATTTGCATTCCACCAAGTTGGATTTCTAACATATCTTAAAATCTTTTTACCATCATCTGATAATTCCAAATTTGAACTTTTAGTTATTGATAATTGATTAGTTTGTTTTTCATTATTTTTTTCTATATTATTTAGCATTAATGAAAATCTTGGAACGTTATGATATCTTTTAACACCATCTGTATTATATAATTGTTCAAACTCTCTAATAATTTTATCTTTTGTTGAAATATCAATTGGAACTCTATAATATGAAACTATCCAATCATTATCAATCTTAGAATATTTGAATTGTTTAATGTATATATCATTAAAAATATCTAAGATTCCAGCTGTAATTTTTTCTAAAGTCCTAAAATAGTAATGGACCATTATAAGTCTCCCCATATAGAGTTAATTGAAGAAGTATCTTCAAATTCATCATTTATAGTTTCAAATTTATCATTAGATTCTTCATTAGTAGTAGGAGCATCATCATTTGGAATATTATCAATTTTTGGTATTCCAACATTAATGGCATTTAATGCATTATAGTTATAAAGTTTAACATTAAACATATAGAAAGAATTATATTTAAAACTTGTTGATACTATTTCAAAAAGAATAGATTCATTATGAATTTCAAAATAAATCAAGTCACCAGTTTTTGGTTTTATTATTTCATTTTGATTTATAGCAATTGAATTAAAATCAGAAATACCAACTGAAATTTTAAGATTATCTGGAAGAATAAGCATACCAAATTTTTGGTAATTTAACATAGCTTTATGTAATTCATCATAGCCTTCTACCTTCATTCTTATATTAAATGATAAAGTATATTTTACTTTATTAATTTCACCGAATACCCAATTAATATCACTTTCAACAAACTCAATTGGAATATAAATTACATCATAACCAAATAAATTAACAGCTTCACCATACATATTTTTTTGATAAGCAGTTAAATAATTATCATTAAAATCAAAATAATTATTAGCATTATATGGTATTGGACCATTTATTCCTTGTGTTGGTTGTCCACTTAATGAAGTTAAATCAAATGTTCCAATTTTTGTACTATTATCAAATTCTACACCTGATTTAACATATCTTGTTTCAGGTAAATCTAATAATCCTACTGATGTTCCATTATCATATTCCATATTAATTCTAACATCTGATTCTGTAGGTAATGTTAAAACACCAGTTCCATTACCATTATTATATATAATACCAGTTCTAACATTAAAATTATCAGGTACATCTAATATATAAGTACCAATAGAAGTACCATTATCATATTCTATATTAATTTTAACATCTGATTCAACTGGTAAATTTAAAACACCTATACTTGTTCCATTATCATATTCTATATTAATTCTAACATCATATTCTTTTGGTAAATTTAAAGTTCCTATTGAAGTACCATTTTGATAAGATAAATTATTTCTTACATTGTTTGGAGAAGGATAATCTAATTCTGGTATATCTATTTCACTTAAATTTAAAAATAATTCTGTATATGATAATTCTGTATCCGTCCAATCACTTTCTTGTGTAACATCACCAACTGCAGTTGTTAAATAAAATTCACCATCAAGTGGCATTATATTTTTAATACTTACTAATTCAGTATCATAATATGTTATTATATTATGTCTTATTTGATTATTAGTTGGATAAATAACAAGTCTATAATAAGTATCTTTTTCTAATATTGTATCAATTGGAAATTTAAAATATGTTACACCAGCCACACTACCATCATCTATATATGAATTATAATTTGTAGTATTTAATAATGTAAATCCATCAGAATCATATAAATTAAAAGAACCAACAACATAATATGGATTAGTATAACAAACTATACAACCGCCTGATATTTTAGCTTTATATGGTAATTTAAATTTATTTCCAACTTGAGTATTTGCTGGATAATTTACAGCATTAAAAAATTGAGGTCCCATACCATTTTCAGTAGTTAAAATTTCATCATTATATTGTAAGCCATAACAATAAATGCCATTAGCTCTTAAAATTTTTGCCCATGAAGAAACATAAGTTAATAAATATGGATATGATATATATCCAGAATAACACCAATGTCCAGGATAAATTTTAATTGAACCAGAAGTATAAGAAGTAATATTTATAGTAATAGCTACAACATCACCTCTAGTAACTGTTACACCACTTGTTCCATTTAAAGGAATCCATAATATTGTATATGTATCTAAATTTGGTAAAACTATAGTTCCATTACTATTAGTAGTATAAGAAGTTCCATTTGGATATCCATCAGAATCTAGATTTTGTAATCTAGCTGTTATTTCCATAATATCAGATACATCTATATTAACACATGGAATACCAATTTTTTTTAATAAACCAGTTTTTGGAAAATTACAAACAATTCCACAACCTTCTCCCAATGCATCTAATGTTATTTGTAAATCTTCAGCAGCAATAACCATTTTTTCATTTGGAATTAGTTGTTCATTTTTTATAAACATAAATTATTCTCCAAAAATTTCAATTATTTTTTCATAAATTAAATTTTCTAAAATTTTTATATTTTCTGGTAAATTTAAATTATTTTTATGAAATATACCATAATCTTCATCATTTATTTTTAATTGAAAATGTTTACAATTTTTATTATGATTTAATTTTATAATTTCTATATTCATTTTATTTCCAATATGTTTTAGTAAAGTACTCCCAAAGTTTTTTAAATGAATCAAATGTTTTATAACTTGCCATTGTTTTACCAAAAATATAATAATTTTGTTTTTCATTATCATAACCAAACATTATAGCTTCATTATTAATTGAAGAATATAAACCTTCTCGTTTATTATCTTTAATATATTTTTCTATTATTTTTTTATCTCTATCAATTACTTTTCCATATGAATTTATAATATGTGGAATATTAGTCTTAGGATAAACATATCTACTTGTAATTACTTTCTTTTTAAATAAACCCATTATTTTCTCCTTTATAATACTTGTGGTAATGGGAAAAATGCCCATGATTCATATAATTCTTTTTCAGCTTCTTCAATTTCTCTTTTTCCTTCTTCTATTATTCCATTACCATTTAATTGCATTTCACCAGGTAAAATTACATTATTATATTTTATAATATTTTGGCCCCATTGGTATTTAGCAAGTGCTACAGAATATTTTTTAACCCATGGGTGGTTATAGATATCGGTATATTCTACTTCATCTAATTTTTTATAAGCATGTAATAGAACATTAGTATCAGTATTAAAATCTTGATAAAGAGTTAAAGTATGATTCATTCTTGAAAAATTAAAAGTATAAATTCTATTAAAATACATATTTTCAACATTTAAAACCATCATTGAAACTGGTATATTAGTAATAGTTTTTGAACCCATAACTTTAATAACATTTAAAATTTCAATATCTAAAACAATTGAATGAGTACCTAAAGGAAATGTTGCATCAATAAAAACTTCTTCATATCCATCAAATGTATAATTAAAAAATTTTTGCATTGTATCACTAATAACTATTTCATATTGATCTTCAGACATTTCTATTCTTATTACATCATGTCCTAATTTTGCTTTAATATAATTTTTTAAATCAATTGCACTAGCTGGTGCTTGAATAGACATTTTTAATTATTTACCTTTTCTACGTTTTTTATTTGATTTTTCTTCAATAATCTCAACTGTAATATTTTCAGCAATATCAATTAAAATCTCAGGTTCATCCCAAGATATCATATCTCTATCTACTATTAATTCTTCACCTAATTCTGGTATTTTGATTAAATAATGTTCTTTAAATCTATTATAAATTTTTTCTTCAACTTCATATTCAACATTTGGATAAAACGTTTGATTCATATATGGAGCAATTTCTAAACTTACATAATTATTTATATTGTTTTTTAATTTTACTTTCATTATTCATCCTCTAATTTAATTGATTCAAAATCATACCATAAATTTCCACTTATATAAATAGTATATTTTCCATTTTCATTATATCTTAATCTTGAACTTTTGAAATTTATAAAATCTTTTTCTCCACATTTAATTTCTGTATCTTTACCATTATAATAATTATCACTTGAATAATATTTTACATTTTTAGCATTTTTGAAAATATTATATATTAATGATTTTTGATTTTTTCCTATAGTTATCATTTTCTAATTTAATATTTCTTTAATTTTCATTTAATGCTCCTCTTGTAGTTAATAATATTTCTTAGTTTTAAGTAGGAGAATGGACTTAAAATTTATACTAAGAAATATTATTAACTTTATATCATTTTTATTATTTATAATTTTTACAACAAAATTAAAAATTTAATTGTTTAAAGATACTTTGATTTATAAATAATAAAAATGTTTGACGTTTAACAATTAAATTAAGGATTTAGTATGAAATGTAAAATTTGTAATGAAAATATACAATTAAATGTTTTTGGTATACATTTAAAAAAATATCATAATTTAACAACAAAAGAATATTATTTAAGATATGTAGATAATAATAATAAATGTTATTGTGGAAATGAAAAGCATTTTTTGGGAATTAATAAAGGTTATTCTAAATATTGTTCATGTAAATGTGCTGGAAATGATAAAAAATTACAAGAAAAAAGAAAAATGACTTGTAAAATAAAATATGGTGTAAATAATATAAGTCAAAGTGATTTTATAAAAAATAAAAAGAAAGAAACGTTTATTAAAAATTATGGTATAGATAATCCATTAAAATTAAATCAAATACAAGAAAAAAGAAAAAAAACAAATTTAAAAAAATATGGATATGAATCTCATAATACTAATGAACAAATAAAAGAAAAAAAGAAAAATGTTAATAGAACAAAAACACTATATAAAATTTTATATACCAATATTGTTGAACCACTTTTTGATATTACTGACTGGCTTAATAAAATAAAAAAATATGAAAAATTTAAATGGAAATGTAAAAAATGTAATCATGAATTTGAAGATTGGTATTCAAATGGAATATTACCAAGATGTACAAATTGTTTTCCTAAAACAGTAAAAAATTTTAGTAGTTATGAAAAAGAAATTTCATTATGGTTAAATGAATTAAATATTAAACATGAAGTTTTAAATAAAACTTTAATATATCCACTTGAATTAGATATAGTAATACCAGAATATAAATTAGCAATTGAGTTTAATGGTTTATACTGGCATTCAGAATTAAATGGTAAAAATATAAATTATCACTTAAATAAAACTAAACTATGTGAAGCAAAAGATTACCAACTAATACATATATTTGAAGATGAATGGATAGAAAAATCAGATATAGTAAAATCAATTATTAAATCAAAACTTGGTTTATATGAACAAAAAATTGGAGCAAGAAAATGTATTATAAAAAAATTAAAATATTCAAATGTTGAATTATTTTTAAATGAAAATCATATTCAAGGAAGTATTAAAAGTTCTATAAATTATGGTTTATTTTATCAAAATGGACTTGTGGCTGTTGCTACATTTTGTAAATCAAGATTTAGAAAAAATAATTCATTTGAACTTTTAAGATTTTGTACAAAACAAAATATTCAAATTATTGGTGGTTTGAGTAAACTTATTTCATTATTTAAAAAAGAAAATAATAAAAAAATAATTTCTTATTGTGATAAAAGATACTCAAATGGAAAAGGTTATTTAGCTTCTGGTTTTATTAAATCTCATGAATCATCTCCAAATTATTGGTATTTAAATAAAAGATGTTCAAATAGAATATCAAGATTAAAATTTCAAAAACATAAATTAAAAGATATACTTGAAATTTATGATTCTAATTTGACTGAGTGGCAAAATATGCAGTTGAACAATTATAATAGAATATGGGATTGTGGTAATTTAGTTTTTGAAATATAAAAAAGGACAACATTTTAAAATGTTGTCCTTGTGGTTTTTATTTTAATTACTGATTAAAGATTAGCAAATAAATTGTTAACTGTTATGTAACGATAGTAACGAGCATCAGCAACTTGTGAAGAAGAATTACGAAGCACATTAGCAACCTTGCCATAACGTGTCATGAATTTTATTTTAGGTTGTAAATTATCTGGAGTTTGTCCAGCAATAAATTGTAGAGGTACATATGGAAGGAAGAATAAACCAGCATCCCATTCATTTGAACCCTTACGACCTACAGAAGCATAATTTGTAGTTGCAAACATATCGCGGTATACATCAAACATTCCACCTATTTTACCTACATACCAGTCGCCACCGATTTTACTAATATTACCCATTGGTCCAGGAGCAGGAGCAGCAATGAAACCATCAAGTTGAGTAAGAGCAGTTACAACATCAGGAGAAGCAATAATATAATTACCTGGTCCCAAACGAGTTGCCATAGCGATTTGGTTTGAAGCACGATTTAATCTAACCC